AGCCCACGAAGTTCGAGGTGCCGCGATGACCCCAATTTTCGTTTTCGGTTCGAACCTCGCGGGGCGCCACGGAGCGGGGGCAGCACTCGCCGCATTCAAGGAGCACGGTGCAGAGTACGGCACCGGCGTGGGGCGCACAGGAAACTCCTACGCCATCCCCACCAAAGATGCCAAGCTGCGCTCGCTGCCTCTGGAAATCATCGCGGTGCACGTGTCGCAGTTTCTGGTCTACGCCGGTAGGCACCCCGAGCTTGAGTTCCAAGTCACACGTGTGGGATGTGGGCTCGCGGGCTATACCGACGCGCAGATCAGCCCCATGTTCAAGACTGCTACGAAGAACTGCGTACTGCCGGGGGAGTGGGGAACGTAAAAATAGCGTAAACTCCCCTACTAATTTAGTATTTTTTTGAAGGAAGGCCCACCATGACCAAGCTAGGGGGGCGCCAAGCAGGCACCCGAAACAAACCGCTGCTGGAACGCATCAAAGCAAACCAGTCTCGGCTAGAAAAGATTTTGCTCGACCGAGCGCTGGCTGGAGACAGCCAAGCCATCGAAGCGTGCCTGCGTCGCATCGCGGAGGCAGAAGCACAGGAGAAGAAAGTCAGCAAGAGCGGCAAGGCCGGAGCGCCTGCGCCGCAACCCACGTGAGCGCGGGATCCACGGAAGCGGCGGCACTCTACAACCAATACGTTGCACTGCCTCCCCATGCCCGTGCCGAATTCCTAGCGCTGATGAGAGGCACGGGGGCGTTGAAGGAACCCAAGGCGTCTCCACCACCAGGGCGCCTTCCTTCACTGCTCTACGAACGGATCAAGAGCAAGCTCTATTCCTTCCGAGGCATCGTCTTGCCCCCACTGTCCACGCTGCGCAAGACGAGCGCGGAAGAAGAACTGGAGGCGGCGGTGCGTTGGTTGCAGAGCGGGCAGAAGGTTCCACTCGAAACAATGACGGGGCTCATTGAGGTGGCCGCCGACTCGGTGGCGCTGGAAATCCCCTGGGGCAACAAACACGAGAAAGTCACAGCGCAGTCCGTGACCTCCCGACTTGCCCTCATCCCCTCTGCGGTGGACCGCGCGTTTCCCGGCTACCAAATGAACGGCCTGCTCCACACCGTCGCCGCTGCGATAGGAGGGGGCAGGCTTCCGATTGTCAAAGACCACACTTGAATTTGGCTCCACGTCACCCCTTTTCCAACAGGAGAAACAGAAATGACACAAGCAGAAACGAAAGTGGACTATGCACTGATGGCGAAGACCGCCATCAGTCGAGTGACGAGCCTTACAGAAAGCATTGAGGGTGTCACGCAGAAGATCAAAATGTGCCGCGAAGCGTGGTGCGATTACGGCGCTGCCTTGCTTGCGCAGCGGCAATTGATGCCGAGCAACAACGAGTTCGGCGCGTGGGTGAAAGCCAACGCGCTCGACACCGGCTTGGCAAAGAGCAACGTCACCCGCAGCAATGCGATGTGGCTGGCAGCGAACTGGGAAAACGTTTTAGCTGAAGCTAAGGCACTGAAGCACCATAGCCCCCATAACCTGCGCCAGGAGTGCCGTGAGGCGGGGTACGCTTGGGCCTTCGATCACGCGCTTTAACCGTCAGCTGGAAAAGGCTAAGGAAGCAGAATTCCAACGCTTGCAAGCCCAACAGCATGAGGAGATCAAGTTGGAACGTGCCAAAGCTCAGCACAGTAGTCGTAAAGGTTTTGCGTTAGCCGCCATGGCCCTCTTGAACAAGGGGCACCGCACTGCCCGCCTCTCCTTACGTGAGGAGGAAGAGTGATGATCCCCATCTTCCCTGACATCAACGTCGGTCCCGCCGCCTACTCCCACCTCGCAGAGGATGGGAAGCTGCTGGTCTCCAACATCTTCTACACCTTCCAGGGTGAGGGACCCTACGCGGGCCAACCCGCTGTGTTCATTCGCCTTGCGGGGTGCAACTTGGGGGACAAGATTTCTTGCAACTTCTGCTTTGAAAAGAGCACGTTGCTTTCCGCACCTGGAGGAACCAAGCCCATAGGTTCCTACAACGTCGGAGAAGTGCTCTTTGCCCTAAACAAGGAGGGGGAGTTGACGAACACCACCATCACGAAGAAGCTAGTGCGTAATGTTGAGGCCTCGGAAATGGTCTGTGTCAAATACATCCTTCCCAACACCACCTCCGTCAGAAAACTGTACTGCACGACAGACCACCCCTTTCACACGACCAAGCGCGGCTTTGTTCAGGCGAAGGACTTGGAAGTTGGGGAACAGGTCTACCATGTTGCAGGGAATCAAGTGATTTCTGAACAACACAAAAATCACAACCCTATGCACGACCACGGGGTAGCCGCCCTTACGGAGAAAGACATTCCTTTCGTCGGGCAAGGCAACAAGTTTTCCCCGGAGGTTCTCAAGCCCTTGAAAGAGAAGGTGGGCATGTTCAAAAGGAACGGTGCCATCATTTTGGAAGTGCGGCCTTTGCTCACGCAAGAAAGAAATGCCAGAGCCAATCCTCTAGGCAAGATCGAAGTAGTGAACTTCACCTGTTCCCCCTACAACACCTTCGTGATCCGTGGGGTGCACGTTCACAACTGTGATACTGATTTCCGCTTCGACAAAGGAGCAGTCCTCAGCGCCAACAACGTCGCCGCGCGCTTAGATAGATACCACTACAAGACGGACCTCATCGTGCTCACGGGCGGCGAGCCCCTGCTGCAAGCAAAAGCACTTTTCAAAGTCATGGGGATGGTGGAGACCCTCAACAAGCGGCAGTACCGTTGGCAGTTTGAAACGAACGGCGTGTTGCTGGACACGCAGTTCCCTGAGCAGCTTATCTATCAAGCGTTCCGCTTCTTCTTCGTCATCAGCCCCAAGATCATCGGGGGTGTGTACCGAGCCCTGCCAGAGGGCTTGGATCGATTGCGCTCCACCGAGGCTGCACTCAAGTACGTGGTGAGTGCGGACAAGGCCAGTCCCTACCATCATCTGCTCCTGACACAAGTGCCGCAGGGCATTCCCATCTACATCAGCGGGCAAACCGAGTATGGACCAGCAGATGAGTTGGCAAGTCCGGGGCACCCTGTGAACCTCTTCTCCATGTCGGAGATGGGGAGGCGGCGCACCGCCGCCAACTGGGCCTACGCTGCGAAGCTGGCATTGGAGCGTGGCTATCGCGTTAGCTTTCAAACGCACCTGCTGGCGGGGGTGGAGTGATGTCAGAAGGCCTCATCGGATCGTTGCAAGACAACGTGGCAGCACTCGCCGTGTTCAGCATCAAGGGTGCCCCCATCGTGCGAGCGAGCGTGGACGTGTCTTTGTTCACCAGCCGCGTCTACCGGGACATCATCACCCGGGCCTACGCGTTCCTGGACAAGTTCAAGAAGCCCATCAACGAGCACATTGGTGATCACTTCGAAGACCTCATAGAGAAGGGGGACGAGCACGGGGAGCTTCTAAGCGCAGTGCTCCTAGAACTGCACAGCCTTTGGACCGACAAGTCACGGGGCTTCAATGAGGACTACGTTCTTGCCGACCTGGAACGCTTTGTGCGCCAGCAGTCCCTGAAGGTGGGCATCGTGCAAGCGCACGCCGCTATCCAGACGGGGGACCTGGACGGGGCAGAAGCAGAACTGAACAAAGCCATGAGGGCGCGCAGTGCGAGCTTCACTCCCGGGATCACGCTGCTCGACACCATCAAGCTCTTGTCCGCACCGGAGCAATTCCGAGACACCCTGACGTTGGGCATCAAGGAGCTGGACGTGCACCACCTTGGCCCCGCGAAGCAAGAACTTCACTTGTTCGTCGCCCCGCCCAAGCAGGGCAAGAGCTGGTGGCTAACTCACTGCGCCAAGCATGCAGTCCTTATCAAAGGATGGAAGGGGGTCTACATCACGTTGGAGCTTTCCGAGAAGTTGGTCGGGCGGCGGATGATGCAATCCCTCTTCGCGCTGAAGACAAGCTCCAAGATGGTCGTGCGCCCGCGGTTTGTGATCGACGAGGAAACGAAGAAACTCGTCAGCATCGACATGGTAGACCGCCCCGACATCATCAGCATCGAGGGGTACAAGGAGATTCGGAAGTTCACAGGCAAGGTGGAGCGCATGGACGGCAAGCTCCTGATCAAAGGCTTTCCCACAGGTAGCTTGACCGTGCATGGCATCGAGGCCTACCTCAGCCTGTTGGACAGTGTCTACAAGTTCGTGCCCGACTTCGTTTGCCTCGACTATGCGGACTTGATGAAGCTCGATGCCAACAACTACCGTCTCGCGCTCGGGGAACTCTACAAGGACTTGCGGGGGCTCGCGGTGGAACGGAACTTCGCGCTGATCACCGCATCGCAATCCAACCGTTCCGGGGCCAACGCCCGCCTGCTGCAAGCGACGGACGTGGCGGAGGACTACAGCAAGATTGGCACCGCTGACTGCGTGCTGACCTACAGCGCATCGGCACAGGAACGGCGCCGGGGATTGGCGCGGCTGCACGTTGCAGCGGGGCGGGTGGCGGAAGACAAGTTCACTGTCGTCATCGGCCAGTCCTACGCGAGCGGACAGTTCGCGGTGAAGGACGAATCGTTTGGGATGATGAAAGAGTACTGGACATTCGTCGGGAAAGACGAAGACGAAGAAGAATGAGTTTTCTTAGGCTCACGGACATAGGGCGCGCTGCTCTTGCCAAGAGAAAAAATGAACCCCGCAGCAAAATTTCATCGTAGGCCAGTGCACAAGCGAATTCTCCTGGACCCGAAAGCGGTCAAGAAGTTCTACGAGCGGGAGCTTGATGACTGGCGATGGATGAAAGAAGTACCACGCGATGAGCTTCTGGACCTCCTGCCCAAGGGCTTTGAGTTCGCGACAAAGCCCCGCACGCATCAACTCGCTTGCACCGTGCTCGGAACGAAGCTGGACCGATTCCTGTTCTCACTTGAGATGGGCGCCGGGAAGAGCAAAATCATCCTCGATCTCATCCGACTGCGGAAGTATGAGGGAAATCTCTGTGGGGCACTCATCGCCGTGCCCTTCTTGATCAACCTTGAAAGCTGGCGGAACCAGTTGAAGGAGCATGCCCCCGACTTGACCTATGAAGTGTTGGAGGGGGACAAGGCACAGCGTCTAGCGATGCTCAGTCATCCGGAACCGCGCGACGTGTACCTGATCAACTATGCAGGGCTGCCCGTCTACATGGCGGGTGCGAAACGCGAAACCAAGAAAGGCACGAAGCACCGGGCCATTGTGTTGGAGGAGGCCGAAGCCTTCAGCGACCGCTTTGACTTCATTGCCTTGGATGAGTGCCACATCGGGCTCAGCAGTGTGAAGTCCTTGCAGTACCAACTCACCAAGATGCTCAGTTGGCGCGCGGACTGCTGTTATGGGACGACGGGCACGCCGATGGGGCGCGATCCGGAGAAGTTCTGGCCTCAGATGCACGTCATCGACAAGGGGGACACGCTGGGGCACTCTATCGCGATGTTCCACGCTGCCTACTTCCGGGAGGTCCCCAATCACTGGTCCTACTCCGGATTCGACTACGTGTTTGACAACAAGAAGAAGCTGCACTTGCATCGGACCTTGCAGCACCGCAGCCTACGGTATGAAGACAGTGAGTTCTCGGACATGCCCGCAATCACCTACGTTCGCATTCCCGTGAACATGACTGCGGTGCAGGTGAAGCGGAATGAGGAGATCGTGAAACTGGCACGGGAAGCGGTATTGGCCGGGGAGCCTCCGACTGCCCCCTTCATTCGCCAGCGGCAAACGGTGGCAGGCTTCATCGCGGTGAAGGGAGAGGACGACACGCGCATTGAGGTCGCGTTCACCCCCAACCCGAAGATCGACGCGCTGGAACAGTTCTTGTGGGAGTTGAACGAAGAGGAGAAACTTGTCATCTTCCATAGCTATGTCTACAGCGGTGTGCTCATCAGCGAACTCCTCACCAAGCTGAAGGTGAAGCACTGCGGGGTGGGGCATGGGTACAAAGAGCCTGCACTTCAACTGCGCCGCTTCATCACCGATCCCAAGATGCGTGTCTTCGTCGCCAACTGTGGCGCAGGGGGCACGGGGGTGGATGGCTTGCAGAAGGTGTGTCGCTATATGATGTTCTACGAGAGTCCCACGGGTCCCTCGCAGCGCAAGCAAGCGGAGAAGCGATTGCATCGGGATGGGCAGAAGTACGTTTGCCACGTTTATGATTTGGTAGCGCAGGGTATCAGCATTGACCAGCGCGTGCTCGACAGCATCGCAGAGGGCAAGGACCTCTTTGAGTCTGTAGTCAATGGAAAGGAGATTGTGAAATGAAAGCCTTCCACGTCATCCGCGTGACGGACGACAAATTAGTCACGGTCTGGGGGCTCACGGAGATGCACGCTTGCTCCGTCGCCTTTCCCACGCCCCCTGAGAAGTGCTGGACGCTCGTGAAGACGGAAGACGCCGAGACGCTGGTTCGGGAAGTGAACGGCAGTCCGATCATTCACGGATTCTGTTTGATCGATGATTAAGCCACCTCGTCCCTTCACCTTCTCGCCGCCCCTTGCGGGCAGTGACAAGCTCGCACCGCGGCTACGCACCTGCCCACGCTGCGAGGGCATAAGCGACGGGCGTGGTGGGTGCAGCATCGGCCAGCGGTGGGTATGCATGAGATGCTGGCAAAGCTTGTCCGCTAAAGCGAGGAACAGAGTATGAGCGACCACTGGTCAGACGAATACATCACACTGATCGAAGACTGTGAAACACGCGAAGCACGTTTGACGGACTGGGAACGAGGCTTCTTGGACTCCCTGCGGAGGCAAATCGAGGGGGGCAAGGCACTCAGTCCAAAACAGATAAACACCCTCGACACGTTGTGGGAGCGGGTGACCGCTAATGGCTAAGTTCAATTGGCGCCTCTTCTGCAAGGAGTACGGGGTGCACTTCGTCGAGCACGGTGCCAACGTGTCAGGCGGAAACGTGAATGTGGCCTGTCCCTACTGCAATGACCCCTCCGAGCACTTGGGGCTATCGCTCGACGTAAAGGCGCCTAGCTGGGGGTGTTGGCGATGCAAAGCCGGGGGGCGATCCCCCGTGCGACTCGTGTGCAAGCTGGCGGGGGTAACGCTACCCAAAGCCCTCGAAATTGTTGCGCTGCACAATGAAACGTCCCCGGACGAGTTCGAGCGCTTGCTGGAACCCCCCCTAGTCAGCGTAATAACGCCCCGTAGCGCTGCGCTAGCGCTCCCCGGGGGGTGTAGGGAGCTTGCCGACGGCAGCGCAGGGGCACAGCGTTTCCTTGCCTACCTCACCTCCCGTGGGTTTGAGGGGGAAGAGCAGCGGGTGGCCCGGACGTATTCCCTTCATTACGCCCTCGTCGGGGAACAAGCGTGGCGGGTGGTGCTGCCTGTCTACCAATACGGGGCGCTACAAACGTGGACAGGGCGCTCGATTCATGCACAATCCACCCTACGGTACAAGGCGGACTTTGGCGGTAAGATCAAGCAGTGCCTTGCCAACATCGACGTGCTCCTGAAAGGCACGCACAAGGAGGAGACGCTCATAGTAGCGGAAGGTCCGATGGACTTCATGAAGCTCGATTTCTACGGATGTGCATACGGACTGCGCGCCACCTGCACATTCGGAACTGCGTGGAGCATGATGCAAGTGAGCAAGCTCCTTCCCATCGTGCAGCGGTTCAAGCGAACCGTCGTGCTCTATGACAAAGAAGCCTACATGGAAGGCGCTCGCCTCGCCGAAGAGGTGAAGGCCTTCTCCAACTGTGACGTGTCGGCCATGGAAATGACTGGCGCAAAGGACCCTGGGGAGTTGACACCCCGAGGCGTTGCTCGTCTTGCAAAGGAGTTGGCATGAATTACACCGCAGTCAACGAGCAAAAGCTGCGGTACATCCTCGGCAATCAATGCGACCCGAGGCCAGGGGCGTGGTATGTCATCGGCCCCGGCAACAATGCCGTGCTGTGTCAATTAGTTACTTGTGGCAGTGAGCAGGAGGCGCGGCAATGCGCCGAGACGATGAACAGATTACTACTGTCGAGGAGGAAGGCATGAAGATCAAACCCAAGCACGCTGGATACTCCCACGCAGAGGTTGACACGTTCAGCGCGGGGCGTTTGTGGCAAGAGTTCGGACTGCACCGGGGCGTGATACTGAATGCCTATCACTACCTGGGCAATGAGACGGAGGTGGGAGGTGTATCAAGACAGTATCGAATGGTGTTCAGCGCCTTCGTTGCGCTGGGTCCGAACTACACAGCCATCAAAGGCATGAACCCCCGAGCCCCGCTGCAAGGCCCTGTACTGAGGGGGCAAAAGGATTCTGGTATCGCTTCCGCCTTCGAGCGCTACGTGGCTCCGATCCGTGAGTACTTGAACAGCGAGCACACGCCCAAGCCCCGGCTCAAGATCAAGGATCGTCCGGGTATCATTGACTACGCTGACCGCCCTGATGTGGGGGCGGAGGCGCCGAAGAAGACGAAGCCAACCATCAAGTTCCGTCAACCCGAGGTGAAGCCGAAGTTTCGCCTCCCCATCAGGAGAGCACAATGACACTCACGTCTACAAAGTCATATTTTGGATATCCCTGCGCCCACCGACAGTGGCGGCATGATGGGAACTGCATGGTCTTGCACGGCTACTCCCGCAGCTTCCACTTCACCTTCGGCGCCAAGGAACGTGACCTGTGCGGTTTCGTCGTGGACTTCGGCGCGCTGCACTGGCTCAAGGATCGGCTAGATTCCTATTTTGATCACACCCTTCTACTCTGCGCCGATGACCCCTTGCTCCCCGAGTTTCAAGAGTTGGAAGCACAAGGGGCGGCGCGGATCGTGATCTTGCCCTACGGTGTTGGGATGGAAGACACAGCGCAGGCCATCGGTGAGTGGGCAGACACGGAGTTGCGCACGAAGACGAAGGGCCGCGCCTGGGTCAACACCCTGGAAGTGGCAGAGAACGAAAAGAACAGCGGCATTTGGACAAACCCGGAAGCGGGCTTCAAGGGCTGGCTGTAAACAATCCCTTTTCCGCCTTTGGCCTCGGGGCGGGAGAAACTCAATCCAATCGAGGCCGCATCAAACGTAAAGGAAGAACTGAAATGGCAAAGACTGACGTGCGGGCGGAGCTTTTGGCCGCTACGAAGATCACCCCCAAAGCGGGCGAAGAAGAGGCGGCGCTGGCACTGCGTGTCGCCACCTACGTGTCGGACAAAGTGTCGGAGGAGGACTATGGCAAGCTCTCCAGCGGCGCGACGGCATGGTTCGAGAAGGCGGTGGCCGCCATCGAGGCCGAGAAGGATTTCACGCTTCCTCCGGCGATGAATGGTGCTGCGTCTCCGAAGGTTGCGGCACCGGCGAAGAAGTCGGCGGCTGGGAAGAAGAAGGGCGCTCCTGCCAAGAAGGCTGCGGGCAAGAAGGAGAAAGCCCCCAAGGCGAAGGCCCCAAAGGAGCCCCGCGTTTCCGCCAGCGGCACCGCGCTGGAACTCATTTGCAAGAAGCCTTCGATCTCCTTGGAGGAACTTGCGGAAAAGGTTTGGGCGCAGAAGGTGGACATCAGCGAAACGCAGCTCTACGCCGTGTACCAAAACACGAGACGTGTCATCAACGCGCTGCAAGCCGCCGGGAAGCTGTGAGCTCCTCGCGGACGGATGAAGAAATCGTCCGCGACCTTCTTCGCCTTGTTGGAGAAGACCCCAATAGGGAAGGGCTGCGAGAGACCCCCAAAAGGTTTCTCGCAGCTTGGCGTCACTATACGCGGGGATACTCACAAGACCCCGCGCAGGTGCTGAAAACGTTTGAAGACGGGGCGGAAGATTGCGGTGACGAGGTTGTTCTAGTTTCAAACCTGCGTGTGCACACTCACTGTGAGCACCACCTAGCGGAAGTGTTTGGTGTAGCTCACATTGGCTACATTCCAAACGGTAAGATCGTTGGGCTGTCCAAGTTTCAACGCTTGGTAGACGTGTTTGGAAATCGCCTTCAAGTGCAAGAACGCATGACAACGCAAATCGCATCTGCCCTCGTCGAGAACTTGCACCCGATTGCGGTAGGGGTTGTCCTCGAATGCCGACACATGTGCATGGAAGCGAGGGGAGTCTCCATCCGAGGCGCCGTCACCGTGACAAGCGCACTGCGCGGGGCATTCAAAGAGAACGCGTCTGCTCGCGCGGAGTTTTTATCTTTGGTACGCGGAGCTTCACGGGGGGTTCAATGAACATTCACACTGCACATCACCACTACGACCTCAACGGACGCGACACAGTTATAGAAGGCTACATTGAAGCCTCGCTGAATTTTGCCTACTCACACCTAAAGCGCCATGTTTGGTCGATGCTTGACGTTGGGGCCGACTACGGGTACGCGATGCACTATGCTGAGGATAGTTTGGAGTGTTCACGGGCGGTGGGGATTGAGCCTTACCTCAAGCACAATCCTTGGGGGCTAGACATTAGAAGGATTTCAGCAGAAGACCCCCGCCTTCGTTTGGAAGTAGAAGGTGAGTTCGATCTGATCTTTCTAAACCACACGCTGGAGCACTTCTATAACCCAACCCTCGTGCTCTCTAACCTAGAGCATGTGAGAAGTGCTGAAACCAAATTGTTTGTCGCCGTCCCGCACGCGAACAGCGAGTGGTCGAAGTGGGAAGGGCACTTCAGTATTTGGACATCAGACTGGTTAGATCATTTCTGTCGCACCAACGGGTGGCGCTGTGTCGAGCTAGTTGAACGAGAGCTTCGTCCAGGGTGTGTTGAGGTGTGGGGGCTGTTCGAATGAAGCACGTTTGTCTTCTCTACAGTGGGGGGCTCGATTCCTTCCTACTCTACAAATGGGGCAAAGCCCAAGGCTGCGAAATCACGTGTGTGTTCTTCGACATTGGCCAGCCCAACGTTGTCAAAGAATTGGCAGCCATCAAAGTCCTTGGAATCGCAGCAGAGTATCGGCGAATCGAGTGGTTGCAGGGGCTGCCACTTTTCTCCAATCCAAGCTCCTTGTCCGGTAACATCATGATCCCAGGAAGGAACCTAGTTCTGTGTGCTTTGGCGGCATCGATTTACCTTCCAAACGAAATTTGGCTTGGTGCGCTCGCAGGAGAGACCCACGACCGCGCACATGACAAGAATTATCGGTTCCTCGAACAAACCAACGACCTCTTTGATTACGTTTTTTCGACCTACGGGCATCAACCCCGCTTGGTCTTTCCGTTTGCAGATTTAGGGTGGTCAAAGCTAGACGTTGTTCGGGAGTTGATGCAAGCCGGAATCGTCACCGCTGATGAGGTCATGACGACCAGCTCTTGCTTGTTGGCGGGAGAACAAAAGAACTGTGGTGAGTGCGTCGTTTGCCTACGCCGTTGGGGGATTTTCACTCAACTTGGCTTCGAAGAAAGCTACGCTGTATCTCCCTTGGCCTCAAAAGAAAATAGGAGGATTGTGTATGAGATGTTGAGACCCTCCTCCCACTATGATGACAAGAGGAAGGCAGAGGTCTTACCAGCGGTGCTAAAAGTCTTGGGGCTACCGCAAGACTGTCCGCCCCTCATCGTCGAGAGGTCATTACGCTGGGCGTTCTCCAACGAAGGGGAAAGGTAGATGGTCATGCAATCTTCTTCGGCGTTCGTGGGGATCGAGCGGAACAACACGTCAGCCCTCGGCAAGCTCACACTGTTCCTCGTAGGGCTACCAACAAAAGCGCAGGTGGAACAGTGGATCGATACATTACAAGAGCAACCACAACTCATTGCCCTGCCACTTCGACTGTCACATCTGTATTTTGGTGTAGAGGGATCGTTTGACGGGATGGACAGTGGTGATTGGGTTGCCTTAATCAAGCACTTCGTTAGAGAGGGTTTCTGGTGCACGCTCCAGATGAAGGCTTCGCAAGTCACGCTCATTTCTAAGACAGGCCTATGCAGACAAGCGAGGTTCATACCGCTGATCTCTGTTGCCCTACCACAAACAATAGAGCTGGGAAGCACGGCCACTCTACGTGTTTCCTCTAGCACTGGCGGAGAATGGTCCCTTCCGCTTTCTTCTGTGACGTCACGGGCAACGAACAACGCACCAATTACCTTTCAACCTATCCCATTCACATGAAACCAAAAATTAAGCAGGCGTTTACGTACCCATTGGCACTAGACAGCGGCGCGTACTCCTTCTACACAAAGCACGCGGCACCGAGGACGGCAGAGGGCAAAATAATTCGCACCTATGGTTCGAACCACTCTTACGCAACATCCCTTGAGTTCAATCGGTACCTCGATGACTACATGACGTACATCAAAGAGAACGGGCATCAATTTTCTTTTTGCGTTTCGTTAGATGTTATTGGCGATCCTGTTCGGTCCGCTGAGATTTTCGACGAGATGACCAAGCAAGGACTGCGTGTGATGCCCGTCTATCACTTTGGTGAAAACGAAAAGTTTCTACGACACTACATGGACGTCACCGATTACGTTGGCATTGGTGGCTTGGTCAAGACAGGGACACCGGCCGGATCGCGTTCCTTCCAAGAGCGAACGTGGAAGGTGGTGTGCGACAAAAAGGGGAGGCCCCGTGTTCGGCTCCACGCCTTTGGTTTGAGCAGTTTCGAACCCCTGTTCAGATATGCGTACTACAGCATTGACAGCCAAAGTTCCTTTTGGTGGTCACGCTATGGATGCATCATGCTCCCGAGAAGGGGTGTGCGGGGGTTTGATTTCTGTGCAGTGCCGTTGATCTTTCCTCTGTCTAAAGGACGCTCGACAGCGAAAAACCACCTAGACCATCACCCACCCGGCGGCATGGTACGCGCAACGTTAGATGAGTACATCGCTGGGATGGGCGTGGCACTAAAGGAAGTGCGCGAAGAATACGGGGCCAAAGACTTTGCGAATATGTACTTTATGAACAACATGATGAAAGACATCTCGCAAAAGCACAGCGAGCGGCTGGGGGTGCCGATGAGCATGATCTACTACGCTTCTGGCAACTTCAGCACGTCCGCAGACATCTTCCGCAGTTGGATGGGGAAGTTGGCCTTGCAAGGGCAAACCAAACAGCTTGGGTACCTTGGGACCTTTGCTGCGTTGCGGCCAGTGATGGAGTTACTTGAGAAAGGAACAACATGAAGACCGAGTTGTTATTGGCTACGTTGAAGGATTGTCGAGGTGCAATTGAGAACGCCTCTGTCTTCCCCGTGTTTGGGCACTTCTGTTTCTGCGAGACCTACGTTTATTCCTTCAACGATGTTTGCGCAGTAGTGGCGCCATTACATAGTGGGATCAATGCAGCGCTCAAAGCGGACACGCTTTTGGGGGTGCTTTCAACCCTAGGAGAAGAAGTCGAGTTGGAGCAGGCAGAAAACGAAGTTACGTTAAGAAGCGGCAAGATCAAGGTTTCGCTCGCAAGTCGTTCACCAGAAGCCTTTGTCTTCGAGCCCCCAGACCCACAATGGGCACTTGAGCTAGAGGTAACGGAAGAGCTGATGCAAGGCCTCACACTGTGCTCACAAACAGTTGGCGACGATAGTCAACACCGAGAATTTTCTGGTGTTACTTTCGAAGCACGACAAGGCAAGCTCACACTCTACAGCAGCGACGACGTTAGGGTCTCGCGTTTTAACGCCGGCAAGACTAGCGTTGTCGGGTCATGGATCCTCCCAGCTAGAGGATGTGGTCTATTAACCACTGCTTGGGGGAGCACCAAGACCAAGGGTCCCGTCACCTTGTGCCTAGGAAAGGAGTGGGTACTGCTCAATACTCCGGAACTCCTCGTCTACTCAAAAGTTCTTCCCGAGCACGCCCCCGACTTCGACACAATCATCAAGAGGCTCCTCCTTCCGAGGGCTGTGTGGCACGAGGTGCCAGCTGCTTTATGCGCGGCGGTTCTTAGGGCAGAGGTGTTGGTCAACAAAGACAGTACCGCAGGTGTTTGTCTTGCTTTAGACAAGGGCCAGATCAATGTGTCGCTGTTCGAAGGAAACCTATCACAGGAAGGGACTTTCGAAGAAAGTATCACGCTCAAGAAAGCTGACGGGAACACAGCGCTTACCCTCGGCATTGTCAAGTTGAATCAATCCCTTGCAGGCATGGAAGAGTTGATGTTCAGTCCGCTGTGTTTGGGACTGCGCAATGGGGAATACACATGCTGCATAGCCCCCTTCGGGCAGGAGTAGTTTGTGGGATTCTTCTTCGCTTCCAAACCACCACTGAATAAGGTCAAGGGGTCACCACGAACGCCCGTGGCAAGGCAGCCCCGAGAACAAACAACAGTCATCCCCATCCGCACACTCGGAGAGTCCCATGGCGGCTGTGCACGGTGCCCACTCGACTCCGAAGCAAAGCACTTGCATCATCCCAAGATGCTCCCCACGGGAAGCGACGATCCTTTGATCTACGTCTTAGGCGAAGCGCCAGGGCGACAGGAAGACGAGCAAGGTGAGCAGTTCATCGGGCGCAGTGGGGAGTTGATCCGGGACTACATTCCTAAGGAGCTAGACAAACACATACGCTGGAACAACTCCGTACGGTGCAGACCACCTGACAACCGAACCCCTACACGGGAAGAATTGGTTTGCTGTTCACAGTACCAAGTGGAAGACATCGAGCGCACAAAGCCTGCTGTGATCATGGGCTTTGGAAACGTGCCCTTGCAGTGGGCCACGAACGAAACGGGCATCACCGACTGGCGGGGCACCCTGGTCCCGGTACGCATCGGTGCGCACGCGTGCTGGTATGCGCCGCTGTGGCCCCCGTCCTACATCTTGCGCGCAAAGAACGACCGGAAGATGGGGGAGGCATTCTTCGAGACCTACAAGAGAGACTTGAATCGGGTCTTCGACATGCTGCCCAAGTTGGAGGAACCCTTCGTACCGCAAGGAGACGAACTCGACGCGGGGATTTGGTTAGAGGAGAGCTACTCCCTTGACAAGGTGCACGCTTCACTGAAACAGCTTGAGGGGGAGCAAGCGGTAGACATTGAGACCAACGGCATTCGACCCTACGCAAAGGATTCCAAAATTCTCAGCATCGCGTTTGGTACCTGGGAGTTCTCCTATGCAATCCCCGTACTGCACCACAAGGCAAAGTGGCCGGAGCACAAGATCAAGACCTTGTGGAAGATCATCGGGGAGCACATGCGAAAGAAAGGAAACGTGATCACCGCACACAACCTCAAGTTTGAGCAGGAGTGGTTGTCCATGCCTTTTGCGCTCGGGCGCGATTTACTGTTCGAGGTGCGGTGGGGAGACACAATGGCGCAGGCTGAAGTGCTCCGCACCCAGTCCATGTATTCGAAGAGCCTTGATGTGCGTTGCACCGCTTTGATCGGGGTACCAGAGAAATCGCTTGACGACCTGGACCGGAAGCGCTTGGATTTTTTCCCCCTCGCGAAGGTGTTGAAGTACAACGCACGTGACACCAAGTTCACCGACTTGCTGCGGCAGATTCAAGGCAGGCAAATAGAGGAGGCCGGACTTCAGAAAGCGTATGCGTTGATGGTAGACCGCTGCGCCGCATTGACCATTGCACAGCAGGAAGGCGTCTTGCCCAATACAGCATTCGCTGAAGCAAAGCACGTCGAACTGAAGAACACGATAGAGAAGATGGAACGGGCCGTTCAAAACCTTCCCGTCGTGCGCGAACTTGTGGCGGAGACTGGAAAACCCTTCAACAGTGGCAGTCCTGCGCAACTGACCGTCCTGCTGAGGGACCGGCTGAAGCTGAGTGATGGGTGGAGGGAGGTCAAGGGCGTGCGCAAGTACAGCACCGACGAAGAAGTACTCAGCAAGATCAAGCACCCGATAGGCAAGCTCATCCTTGAGAAGCGCGGGCTGGTAAAGCTCGATGGGACCTACGTGCTCGGGGGGTGCAGGAAGGAGAGCTTCCCAGAAGAGAGGGGGTGCGGAAAGTTGCTGTGGGATGATGGTCTGATCCACACCAACTATAACCACCTCGTGGCGAGCACAGGCCGACTGTCTTCGACTGAACCAAACCTTCAGAATTATCCCAAGCGTGAGCACAAGGAAATCCGCAACTGCATCACTGCACCCCCAGGACATAGGATGGTGAGTGTGGACTACGGACAGATTGAAGCACGGGTGATTGGAATGGCATCCCGCTGCCCCGTGCTATGCAAAGCATTGTGGGAGCACTATGACGTGCACATGGCGTGGACTCAAACACTCAGTAAGGCATTCGAGTACGTGCTGGTGCCTTACCGGAAGGAGACGAAAGGAGATGAGACGAAGGCGCTAAAGTCGTTTCGCAGTGACGTGAAGAACCAGTGGACGTTCCCCCTGTTCTTCGGTTCCCAATTGTCCTCGGTCGCTGAGGCGTTGAAAATACCAGTCAACGATCTCAAACCACACTTCAACCGCTTCTGGGAGATGTTCGCGGAAGTGAAGCGCTGGCAGGAGCGCGTGATCAAAGGCTACCGAGCAAACGGGTACGTCGAAACCTTGACGGGGCGACGGCGCTGGGAACCTTTAGGGTTCAACGAATGTATCAACAGCCCAATCCAGGGCACTGCATCCGACATTGTGGTGGACGCGATGAAACGCGTCGCTGAGCACGCCTACGAAACAAAGAAATGGCATCGGGCGGCGCGTCTGAACGTGCACGACGAGTTGGATTTCTACCTTCCTCAGGAAACCCTGGAGGAAGACATCGACGCCATAGCGAAGCTCATGTGCGTATGCCCCTTCGACTTCATCAACGTCCCGATTACGATAGAGATATCAGTTGGTTCCTGCTGGGGAGAGATCGAAGATATTGGTCAAGTGGAGTCAACAGAGTTTGGCTTCCCAGTAAGAGGGGAAGAATGAAACCTGTTATTGAGCGCTGGCAAGATATTCCTGGGTATGAAGGAAGGTACCAAGCGCCCACACGGGGAATCGGACGACCACCAAATCAGAGGAGAAGCTAAGTGGTACTGAAACTGAAAATCAAAACAGCGGCAACGACGGAGCCTGAGGACAATAGACCGCTACACCTCAAGTATCGCCCACAAACATTCGATGAAGTAGTAGGGCAGGCGGCAGTGGTGTCCTCGCTCAAGAAAGCACTCGCTTCAAAGAACCTACCCCATGCGTTCTTGTTCACTGGCCCGAGTGGCACGGGAAAGACAACGCTCGCACGCATCGTGGCCACCATCATAGGCGTGCCCGTAGGCAACATCCTTGAGATCGACGCGGCGACGAACAGCGGCGTGGACAACATGCGGGCGGTGACGGACTTGGCACGCTACAAGAGCCTGAGGGATGAAGGGGGCCGCAAGTTCATCATCGTCGATGAGTGCCATGCACTCTCCAAATCAACGTGGCAGTCAATGCTCAAAGCAATCGAAGAGCCACCCGAGCACGTCTTCTGGGCACTGTGCACCACAGAGTCCGACAAGGTGCCCGATACGATCCGCACCCGCTGTCTGTCCTACAACCTCAAGGAGGTATCGTCCGACGATCTTCACGACCTGCTCAACAACGTCAACAAGAAGGAGAAACTGAATGTCCCAGATGACTTGGTTGGCATCGTTGCAAGGCATGCAGGGGGCAGCGCACGTCGGGCGCTGGTCTACCTTTCCCAAGTGGTCGGCATCACGGACAAGAAAGAAGCGCTTCGCCTGCTCGAATCCGGTGTTGGGGATGAGAAGGAGGCCATCGACCTTGCCCGTATGCTATGCGGGGGGAAGAACACGAATTGGTCCGAGGCGATGCGGGTATGCGCCCTCTTAGAAGGGGAAAGCCCTGAGGGGGTAAGGTTGGTCATCTGCAACTACGCAGCGAGCGCACTCAAAGAATCGAAAAGCCCGGAGCGCTTGTTGGCTGTGCTCGCGGCGTTTCGTGGTCCCTATTCCGCTTCCGAAAAGTGGGGACCTTTGTACTTGTCACTAGGGGAGCTTCTACTTTGAAAGGAAAAGGAAATGACTATCAAATGCGGTGACTTGGTTCGCGATACTCACTCGCTCTTTGAGGGCATCTGCTTCAGCAGAACGGAGTATGTCAGCGGGTGCGTCCGTATCTGTCTGCAACCCCGGGTGGGCAAAGATGGCAAATTGCCCGAGGTGCAACACTTCGATGAGCCGACATGCGTCGTGATCAAAACGAGTGCCGTCAAAGCAATGCCCACGAAGAATGGCGGACCGCGCCCTGCTCCTCAACACCACAAAGCCCCTCCGAGGTGATGCATGGAAATACCTGAGGTCAGCGTCGTGGTCGAGCAATCGATTCATGACGCTTTGAAAGAAGTGGCGCAGCGCATTTTCGATGAGTTCGCGATTGCGCTTCACGGGGTCGCTTTCACTTGGCGCGAGGAGGGGACCCTGGCGAACAGCAACCTTGCGGTTTCGTCGGTTGAAATTCGTTCAACTACCAATCACTAGGAGGAACTGTGAAACTGAAAATTGGCAAAGCCAAAGCGGACGGCGAACAAAGCACACTGGCAGCGACGGACGCGCTGGCGGACAAACACCTCTACGTCGATCCGCGCGAAGAGTTTGCGGACTTGCGTGCCGGACTGCTCATCGACCGCAACTCCCTGGACGATGACATGGTCAGGCAACCCGTCTTGTTCCAGGAGGTCAGCGAGCGTTACGTGCTGGCGCAAAGCGAAGCGATCAGCGCGAAAGAAAAGCTCGCGGGGGTGGATGCTCTGCTGGCACACGAACTGCGCACCAAGTGGAACATCTCGGGCGAGAAGTACACCGAGACAAAGCTCGGGGATGCAGTGCAGGGGGAACCCAAGCACATCGTCGGCTACGCTCATTGGAGCGCGCTCGCTCGACGTGCAGCGTACCTGGGAGCGCTGAAGGAGAGCTATGACCAGCGCTCCAAGATGCTCCGGGAGTTGGGGCAACTGTTCGTGGTGGGGTACTTCAGCCGCGCCACCAGCGGTGCAGGAAAACGTGACGTGGACGCAGCACAAGCGGCAGCGGGAAGAGAGGGCATGCGCAAGCTACGGCAACGGGAAGAGTAAGGAACTGCTCATTCCACCGCAGCAGAAACCCAAGCGGTGGGGAAACATCTAGGAGATGCAAATGGCTTTTGGAAAACGCCCGACCGTAGGGAAAAGCGGAACAGGGAAGACACCCCCCAAGTTCCAATACCGTGCGAGGACGGCAGAAGAGATGAACAAGCGTGCTCACCAGGGCGCGGGCAATCGAGAGGGCTTCATTCTCCCCAGCATCAATACGTGGTCACCGAAGGACGGGGAGAACAAGGTCCGCATCCTCCCACCGACTTGGGATGACGCAGAGCACTACGGGGCAGAAGTTTATGTCCACTACAGCGTCGGCTCGGACAAGGGAACCTACATCTGCCTCAACAAGCAGGCGGGGGAGTCTTGCCCCGTGTGCGAGGTGCGGCAAGAACTCGACAACGCTGGAGATGACGAAGCGGCGCGGGAACTCCTTCCCAGGAAACGCGTGGCGATGTACGTCATTGACAGGAACGAGGAATCAAAGGGTCCGATGATTTGGGCTTCTCCTTGGACCCTCGATCAAGAGATTGCCAAACAATCCATCGACGACGACGGCGGCGCGCTGGCACTCGACAGTCCTACGGAGGGCTACGATGTGACGTTCTCTCGGGAACAGCAAGGCAAGAACGTCCCGCCTAAGTACGTCGGCGTGAAGATTTCCCGGAAACCTTCCCCGATCTTCGATTCAGAAGAGGAGATCGAAACTGTGCTCGACTACGTGTCCGAGAACCCCATTCCCAAGTGCTTTGTGCTGCACGACTACGAGGCAGTGAAGAAGGTGTTTGAAGGTGGCCCCGGTAAACGCGCCCCGGATGAAACACCCCCCGAGCGTGCCCACAAGCCGGGCAAGAGCGGCGGTGGGGGGAAGAAGGAAGAACTCCCAAGCACCACCGAAGCGGCAAGCCTTCTTCCGAGTTGGGACGAGGTGCATGAGATGGACGAGGATGCGGCCACCGCCTTTGCCGAGGAGGCGGGGTTGGAATTCGGGGATCAGGAGTTTGACGACCTCGCGGCCTGCCAAGATTGGCTTTGCGAACAGCTGGGCATTGAGAAACCCAAACCCAAGACCTCAGGAAAGCCTTTCATCGGCGGCGGCAAGAAGACAGCGGAGCCCCCGACGGGGAGCGCTTGGAAATCCAAGCTCTCAAAGTTCAAGAAGTAGCAGCAACAAGGGACTGCCCCTAGCCAGCGTAATAACGCCCCCTGCCGGCGTTATTACGCGTGTCCGGGTAGTGGGGTACGTGGACACGCTGCAAACGCCCCGTAGGGCCTACCACTAAAGAAAGGCTGCAATGAAGAAACCGAAGATCAAAGGGCAGCAAGAGCACGAGGAGATGTTGGTTGAGGCCAACATCTACTTCTCTTCCCCCAAGGACAATCTCCAGCTCATCAGCAGCGGGTGTGAGATTTTGAACTGCGTCATCGGTGGCGGGTGGCCCCTGGGGCGCATCGCCAACATTGTGGGTGACAAGAGCACTGGCAAGACGCTCTTGGCTATCGAAGCAATGGCCAACTTCCGCCTTCAGTTCCCTGGGGGCTGTGCGGTCTACTGTGAAACGGAGGCGGCATTCGATGATGACTACGCCAAAGCACTCGGGCTGGACATGGACACCATTCAGCGCCAGGATTGCAGCACGGTAGAAGAGTTGTTCGACAACCTCGTCAAGTTCATCGCAGAGGTGGGGCCCGATGGTCAGGGGCTCTACATCGTAGACAGTCTCGACGCGCTCAGCGACAAGGCCGAACAGGAGCGGGGCATCTCCGACAGTACCTACGGCGCGAGCAAGCCCAAGCAACTCGGGCAACTGTTTCGACGACTGGTGAAGCCGTTGGAGAAGAGCGGAGTGTGCGTGATGATCATCTCCCAGACCCGGGATGCCATCGGCGTGGCGTTCGGCGAGAAGCACACGCGGAGTGGGGGCAAGGCCCTCGACTTCTACGCTTCGCAGATCGTGTGGCTTGCGAACATGGGGCAGATCAAGAAGACGATCAGCAAGACGCAGCGCACCATCGGGGTGACGATCAAAGCGCGCTGCAAGAAATGCAAGATCGGCATGCCCTTCCGCGAAGCCACCTTTGACATCATCTTTGGCTATGGGGTGGACGACATCGGCTCAAACCTCGAATTCCTGAAGGGAGCAGGGGAACTGTCTCGGTTCAACCTGGCGAGCACGGAGCAAGCTATCACCCAGTTCAAGAAGAACTTTGCAGCGGAGGGACCAGAAGAACAAGCGGTGGAACGCTTGCGTTTGGCGGAAGTGGTGCGGAAGGTTTGGTTTGGGATCGAAAAATCCTTCCTTCCGCCGAAGGGAAAGTACTCACATTAAAGGAGGTGACGCTGCACCGCCTCTGACAATCGTCGTGCAGCAATTCATAAGGGGTAGTGGAGTAAGACAGGAAGGCGGGGGGAAACCCCCGCCCCGCATGGACATCACACAGACGGGAGGAACTATGGTAAATGGAAAGAGCAAGGGAGCGTCATTCGAGAGACTCGTCTGCAAACACCTATCGCTGTGGGTCACAAACGGGAAGAAGGAGGACGTGTTTTGGAGAAGCGCCATGAGCGGGGGGCGCGCCACACTCCTTCAGCGCAAAGGCAAGGCGGCACAGAACAGTGCGGGGGACATCACCGCGACGGGAGAGGAGGGGCACCGGCTCACCGACAAGTACTTCATCGAGTGCAAGGCCTACCGCATCCTTGACATCATTCCTTTCGTGTTGGGGATGAAGCGCGGGGCACTGTGGAAGTTCTGGACAGAAGCGTGCAAGCAAGCAGAGCTTCACAACAAATCACCGCTCCTGATTGCAAAGCAGAACGGGCTCAAACCGTTGGCCATCTCTTACATCGGGGCCCACTCACCGGAGCGTTGCACCCTTTCCGTCATCGCCTCTGGAAGTGGGGCGTCGTTGTTTTGGTTCGACGAACTCTTCCCCCTCTCAACCACCAAACCGAAAGTGAGGAAGAAATGACAGGAGTGGAGAAAATCCAAGAGGAGCGATTGAGACAAATCTCCTCGGAAGGTTGGACCCCGGAACATGACGATGAACACGATGACGAATCCTTGGCTTGGGCGGCGGTGTGCTTCGCCGCGCCGGGGGAGGTATTCGTGCGTTCCGAGTATCACTTCTATGATCCCTGGCCCGACTCTTGGGCAGAACGGTGGGACAAGAGAATTGACAAGCACGGCACCCCTGTCCCTCAAACCAAAGCACACCGCATTCATCTCTTGACAATTGCAGGGGCACTGTGCGCGGCTGAGATCGACAGGCTAGAAAGGATCAAGGAATGACCAAACACGTTTTCGAAGTCCATGAGGACTGCTACATCCAGCACTGTTCTGTGTGCGATGGGGGGCTTGCGATCTGCACCGTGTGCGGACTCATCGAAGGCAGCCTCACCACAGACTGCCCGGGCGAGGATTGTTGGCTCGCTCGGGGGGATGCCATCTACGCAGGGAAGATCGACTTCCGCGAAGGGGCGTGGGTCGCCTTACCTTCTCCGCATGCACCATGACCAAGACCGAAAGTGAGAAAGAGACCAAACACATCTTCGAAGTCCATGAGGGCTGCTACATCCAACTGACCAAGACCGAAAACATGTCCTCCATCATCATCAGCGACCTCCACCTCACCGACCGCCCTCTTGATGCTTACCGCTGGGGGGTGTTTGAGCAAATCGCCAACCTTTCCAAGCAGCACGGGGCAGACACACTCCTTGTGTTGGGAGACCTCTGCGAAATGCGTGACAACCACTCATCCAAACTTGTGAACGCCGTTGTAGACAGTTTTTATAGACTGCGCAAGACTTCCCGCATCGACGAGATTTTCTTCCTGCGGGGCAATCATGATGGTGTCGATCCGGAGCACCCGTTCTTCCACTTCTTGCGCCGCTTACCCTGGGCGAAGTTCTTCACCGAACCCACGTTTGTCGAGCGCTTGAAGGAGAACTGGTTGTTCCTTCCGCACTCAAAAGACCC